GGTGCAACAAATAACCATGCTGTCGTTGCAAGATCATAAACTTTTAATCTATTTGAAACTGTATTGTAATAAAGAGCGCCATCAGTAAGAGCATTATTATCATTGTCTAAAGTTGGCTCAACAGATTTAGCACCTAAATATTTATCATCAAAATTATCAAACACCGCTTCTGCTGCAGACTGAGCTGCTTGTGCAGCTGTTGCACTTGTTGCTGCATTACTTGCGGATGTTGAAGCATTACTAGCTGATGTACTTGCAGCCGATGCAGAACTTGCAGCATTGGTAGCTTGTGTTGTTGCAGTACTAGCAGATGCAGCAGCATTAGTTGCTGATGTCGATGCAGCACTTGCAGATGAAGAAGCTGCAGTTGCTTGTGTAGTTGCAGTCGTTGCAGAACCTGATGCACTTGTAGCAGAAGTAGAAGCATTTGATGCTTGAGTAGTTGCCGTTGTTGCTGAAGCTGTTGCACTTGTTGCAGAAGATGCTGCAGCTGTTGCACTTGTTCCTGCATTCGTTGCAGCTGTTGAAGCAGTAGTTGCTGAATTAGAAGCGTTAGTTGCTGATGTACTTGCACCTGATGCTGAAGTTGCTGCGTTAGTAGCACTTGTAGAAGCACCTGATGCTGATGTAGATGCGTTACTTGCTTGTGTAGTAGCAGTTGCTGCACTCGCAGCAGCGGCAGTAGCACTAGCAGCTGCGGCAGTAGCTGAAGTTGTTGCAGAAGCTGCATCAACGATTAAAGTATAATAAGCAGTATTTGCATTTGAACTTAACGGCTGCGCTCCTGAAGAAGTATGAGCCGTATTAACAATATAAATATTATTGTTCGATGTATCTTTAACTAAATCTCTTCCATTATAAGAAGTCGCTGTAGCCCAATTACCTCTGTAAGTTCCAAGCTCTTGAGTAACCGCAATTTCTCCGTTTGCATCAAAGGCTAGAATTTTATTAGCACGATCTACAGATCCAACTGTAAATTCAGTTGAAGTAATTGTATTAGTTCTTGATAATTTTATTGATCGATCAATCTGCTCTTGTAACTCCTGGCTTATTTGAGTTAACTTATCATAAGCTGTTTCAATACTGTTTGCAGGTAGTGGATCGTTTTCAATTAAATCTAACTCTTGTGTTTGTGGAGTTGATCTTCTTAAAATAACTGTTTGTGTTCCTGTCGGAATATTACCAGCTGTAAAAGTAACGGTTCCAGAATTATTGCCAACTCCTGATACTGTATAATGTGTAGTTTTAGTTTTTACAGTTTCAGTTCCTGTAGATGAACGAATGATAACTTGAATATCGTCATCATCTGCAATCTTAAAATTATATGTAAAGGCTGAAGTTGAGCCGTTGCCTGTGTAACTATCTTTAATCGTTGTTGTAGATATTGTCATTTATTGTGCCTGGTTAATAATATTTTGAAAATAATTTTCAGGTAAAACATTACCTTTATTTTTATCTAATGCGTCTTTGTCTAATAATTCTGTAATTCTTGGTTTCACGCTGTCCTGTACTCCTGGATCTGCAAACAATTCATCATTTGCAACTTTCCTAGACATCTCAATTGTTCTTTGAATAGCAGCTCCTTTTTCAGCTCTATTTAGATTTGTATATTGCGAAGTATTAAATAATTGTTCTAATTGTTGTTTAGTAAGTTCACCTGATCTTCTTTGTAAAAAAGAAATCTCATCTGTTTCAAGTGGTAAATTTGCAGAATAAGCTCCAACTGTAAAAGTTTTAGTTTGTTTAACAGGTGTAACTTCAGGATTTACATTTAAAAATTCTGAACGAACTGCATCTAATTTAATTTCACTTCTAGCAAAAGGATAACCTTTAGTTTTATTTACAGGATCTCCAAATAAATCATACTTAGTATTTAGATTAGCATCGTATAAATTTTTTTGAACATACTCACTTGTATCAACTGCTAATTTTTTATAACCATCACCAGACCAATTGAATATTGTTCCTGGTCTTGCAATTGCTGGAACAAATGATGAGGCATAATTAGCACCCCAAACTTTTGCAAATTTTTGTAAGTCATAATTAGAAAACTTTTGGTAATCATCCATAAATTTTCCAACACCTGAAAGATAAGAGCTATCTGCCAAGTTTTCACCAATAGCTGCTGTAAATTCTAAAGCACGAGCAAGGTAACGCTCAAATCCTTCACTATCTTCATTTGAAATTGTATGAATAACTTTACCAAGATCTGATGCCATGGCTATACCTTGTGATATTGGATCTAAGCCACCGTAATTAAATTGTGTAACTCCGTCAGCAGTTGGAATACGAACTGTTTTGTCTTGAAGGTTTAATGCTTCTTTAGTTATGCCTTTGCCTTTTGAAGTTAATCCAACATCTGAGCCTGCTGTAAATCCATTATAACCCATTGTAGCAAAGGTTGAATAGAACATCGCACCTAGTGCCATCTTTGCTTTAGCCATATCAGCTCTTGCTCCACCTGCTGCAAGATCTTCTCTATATTTTTTTAAAAAAACATAATTAAATCCAGGTGTTCGTTCTAAAGTAAAAGTTAAAATATTAGTTGGTGTCTGAATAAATGGTAAATAATAATTAGTTATAAAATCTGCACCAGGTGCTGAACTTTTAAATTTAATTAATAAATTTCCAAAATCAGAAATTACATCATTCTTATTTTTTAACTTTGTTTGATACGTTACATATAGCGCATTTTCATAAGCTGCTTTCGTTGCGTCTTGACTTGGATTTGCAATTCTATTTGCAAGAAAAGTTGAAGCTGTTTCAACATCAGATTTCAAAGTTCCTTTTTGTATTTCCTGCATTGTTTCTCTATATGCTTGCGCATATATTTCTTCTCTAAATGCTAGGTTCTTAAAATAATTATCTGTTACTGATAAAAGTTTTGTTGGTATTCGATCTAATGTTGCAATCTTACCAAGAATATCTACAGCCTTACCAACGCCTTCGTTATCAATTCCAAAATTTCTAGCAGTAAATTTACCAAGATCTCCTGTATCAAATTTATCACCTTGGAGCTGATTTGGAATTTCAATATTTTTTATATTTTTAATTTTATCAACGACACTTGAATTAGGTGTATTTAATGTTTTGCCAATTAAAGACCACATTTCCTCTCGTGCCATCTGCTTTCCATAAGCAGCAGCCACATCTTCAAATGGTGAGATACCATCTTCAGATCTAAAAAATCTTGATGCAATTTTTCTTTCTAATGCAGTAATGCCTTGTGTAAGATAATTGCCTGCGGTGTTTTTAATATGTGAAACAGGATTAGATAAAATAACATTTAAAAATGTTTCACCAATTGCTTCAGAAGTAGCTGTTAATAAACCTTTGCTATTATCAACTGCTTCTACTCGTTGCGCTCTGTTACCTTTTAAGTATTGCTGCGCTAAAATTCTAGTTTGTTCTTCTCCGCCAAGATCTTCTAGTAATCTTATTTTATTTAATTCATCTAAAGTAAGATTGGTAAATTGTGTATCTCGTGGTTTATATTTAAACTGATTTAATGCTCTTGCCGTTTCAGTTTGTACACCTTTTAATACTCGCTGATATTCACCCATTAATGCAAAATGTTGCTTGTAAGCTAATAGTGCATCTGGTCCGCCATTAACGGCAGCTTCAGCTAATGTGTTTAATTTTTTATGACCTGCTACAAATATTTCACGAGCCGCTAATATTTGTGCATCGTTTAATGTTGAACCTGGTCTAAGTCTGACAAAGTTATCAATAAACTTTTGCTGGTCCTGACCTAATAAATCTGCAAGCTCTTGCGTTTCTTTTTTAGTTCGAACGCCACCTTTAGTATTTTCAAATTGTTTAAAATACTTCTTAGAAATCTGATCTATAAATAAAAGAAAATCACCTTTGTCATTAAACTTATCAATATTAAAATCATCGAGTACAGTTTTAGTAGCACCTGTGCTTTTTAATTTAACATAATCGTCAATAGACTTTTGTGCATCTTCATTAGATACTTTAATTTTAATATCTAAATCCTCAGTACCTTTTACATTGTCTTTTAAAGGAGCTTGTTTTTCTCTTACAACTTTAGGCTCTCCAATTGGAGTAACAGGTTGTTTTAAAACTTTCTTGTTTCCTTGTTCAACAATGCCTTGTATTTTTTTTTGTGCTTCTTGAACTAAATCAATAGCAAATTTTTTATCAACTTTAATAGCCATTATGTAAATTTATGTTTTGAAAAAAAACAAATATGCGAGGATATTTATTTCTTACTAATTTTTTGTCGGATTAGAAATAGTATTGTTTTCCATATTATCCGATATAACTTTTGCTCCACCGCCAGCACTCAAAGCTGGTAATACGATATTGAATAAAGGTTGTGATTTATCCTGTACTGATCGTTTCATTTCAGGAGTAATCTTTAATACTGTATAATTTATTGTTTCGTTTTGCTCTCTAAACTTAACTTGTTCAGTTGTAATTGGAGCATTCCATTTTTTAGCATATTTTTTCATGTAGGCTGGAATAGCTTGATCGTATAATTCAAATTTACCTTTGCCTTCTCCAATAAACTGCTTCTCAGATAGTTTATAATTAAAAGAATTTTCTATTAATTCATCTTTAGTATATTTATTATTTAAAATATCCAGAATATCAGAATTAAAATTTTCGTAAGATTTTGGAAATTGTTTTTCTAATTCTTGTATTGCATCGCCTCGCAAAACTCTTTTTACAATTTCTTTACTACCTTTATTATAAGTAACTGTGAACGCATAATTTTCTGGTTTTGCGTTTGGTGAACTATCATTTCTAAATACGCTAATCTCTATATTGTCAGCAAATCCTCCGACTTTACCATAACGAGCTGCAGCTACTCTTCCTTCAGGAATTGCAATAGCTTCAAAATTATTGTCAGCTGCGTAACGTATTAATCTTCTAGTTGCTAACTCATACCAATTGTTTTTAAATGGAAAATCTTTAATAAGATTATCACTAAGATAAGCCTCTGAATTTTGTTTTGCAAGATCCATTGTTCCTGGAGTTGCATCTCTAATTAAATCTTTAGCATCTGCTGTTACTACTTTATTTTCTTGTTTTACTGCTTGAAAAATATCAGACTGTAATTCTTCAACTGCTAGAGTTTTTTGACCTGCTATATCTCTTTCTTTAAATCTAACATGAGCAAATTCACCTTTAATATTCATGTGTGGACTTGTATCAAGACCAAGTTTATCTGCTGTTTGTTTGGTAGTGGCTCCTTGTTGTAAAGGAAAGTTATCTCTGACATTTTCTCCACCTTTGGATAAGGTAAATATTAATTCTTTATAATCTTCACCGCCTGGTAATGTATATCGTTCGTATTTTGTGCGTGATGCCCCACCAACAAAATCTGAAATAGTTTGAAAATCAATCTCATATCTATTTTCTATATCATCTTCATTAAGTCTAATTTTGTATTCATTATGTAATTTTTTTAAATTAGCATCATCAATAAATATTTCTTCTGTTACAACCTTAGAACCATCTTTTTTTAAATAATTTTTAAGTTTTGCCAAATCATCTTTACTAAACAAAAGATTTTTTATTTCTGAAGCACTCAAATCTTGAGTATTATGATAATATCTGAAAGTTTCTTCTTCTTTTAAAAAAGAACTCATTGTTTGTTCAAAACTTCCTGCAGTATCAAGATTTTTATTTTTTGAAATAATATCTTTAATTCTGAATGTATTTTGTAATTCAGTTTTAAAAAAATTATAACTTAACTGTTCTGCATTTTCATAAAACTCATCCCACAATCCAGCATCATTTAAAAAGCCATTTGTGTTGTATCTATATTCCTGAGTTTCTTTTCCTCTTTTAATTTTATAGGCAAAATCATCAAATCTAACACCACCATTCTCGGCTAGCGCATATTGAATATCTTGGTAAGCATAATAAGCATTTTCTCCGTAATCACCATTTTGATCTTTAAACCAACTCAATACTTCTTCGTCTGTTTTTTTTGTAGATGTTGTTCTTGGCAACATTACTTCATTAACATCAAGTCTGTTGGCTTGAATAAAATCTGAAAGTTCTTGTTTAGTTACTGATGGTTTGTCTTTTAAGAAATCATCTAGTCCAATCCATTTCATTTCTTGTTGTGTAACGCCTTGAATATTTTTTATAGTTCCAAGAATTTGATTGCCTGGAGCTTTATTTGGAATTTTCTCTACTGCATCAACGACTGCTGATTTAAAAACAGGAGCAAGTTTTGGTGCAAGTTCATCAACTCCTTTTTTAACAAGCGGATTAGCCATAGCTTCTCCGCTAAACTCCTTTTTTATTGCACCGCCAATCTCAGTTAATTTATTTCCAAATTGATCGATACCACTTCTTACATTATCAAGAATTGTTGGCTCTTGATTTTGCATTGTTTCATTTTTTGGATTTAAAATTGTTTGATCTGTAATCTCTCCGATGGCAGTTGCAGATCCTGTTGCAACGGCTGCTCCTGGTGTTGCTTTATTAAATGCTGGTACATTTCTTTTTAAAAATAACGCTGTATTAATAATTGGACCAATTGCAGCTGAAACACCTGTTGTTTCAAATGCTTGGTAAGCTCGATCAAATACTTCACCTTCTGGTGTATTTGGTAAAGCACCAAAGAATTCTTTTAAACTTTTTATCGATGCACTATCAAAGAAAAAACTACTTTCGCTTTGACCATCTGCAGTTTGTTCTTTTGGATCAAAGGCAACGCCAGATGATAAACCTACAGATAAAGGAACTGATATTGTTTTAGGTAATCCTATTTTATCAAGTGTTGAATAGATTGGTGCAAAGTAAGGATAATCTTGCGCTATATAACTTGCAAAATCTGATGCTTTGTTTGGATCTCTACCTTTTTCTGTTTTGAAAGCACTTGCATAAATATCTTTAAACATCGTGATTTTATTTTTAATATTTTCATCTGCTTGTTGTGAAAATTTATACATATCATCAAAACGATCTTCTCCTGGCTCTGATCCTAAAAGACGAGAAAATGCAGGAAGTAAATTAACTCCTAGTTTTGTTGCATTCATTCCACCTAATACTAATCGGTAAAGAGCTTGATCTGGTAGATCGGCAACAAAATTATAAACATCTTTTACATATTCAAAGTTTATTTCTTTATTTTTTGGATCATCTTTATTTAATTGTACAACTGCAGCATTTGGATCACGTTGAATTCCAATTAGCTCCGCAGGATCTACATTATTTTCTTTAAAGAAATTATATTTGCGATCTCCAAATAATTTCTCTTGATCTTTAATTGGCTGATAAAGACTTTCAATAATATTAAAACTGCCAACGCCTATATTTTTTTCTTCTTCCATAAATTATTGACCAGGTAAAAATGATTTATTTTGTTTTATGCTGCCTTGTGGTTTTGACTTGTCATCTTTTGGAGCTTGAAAACCAAAGAATGAATTTTTATCCTTACTAATATCTGCAATATCTTCTATAAAATCTAATTGAGAAAGATCTTTGTCTAAAGTTTTAAAATTAATTTTTCCTGTTTTATATTCTTCAGCTAAATCTTTTCTTATTTGTTTAAAATTATCTTTATAATTTTCTTGATTAAATTCTTTAAACCTTGGAGCAAATCTTTCTGGCTGTGGTATTTGAGTAATCTTAGGTATAAATTTTTGCTCATCTTTAATAGCTGCTACATAAGCATCTTCAGGTTTCATTTTCTCCTCATAAACAAAACTCTTATAACGCTCTGCTGCTCTGACCGCTCTTGTTTTTGCGTCACCTGCATCTTTATTAAATGCAAATAATACACCTGTTGGATCACCCACATCAGCTTGCAATATTTTTAAATAATTTTGGAAATCTCTAAAACCTTTACGATCTTCTTTTGACTTATTTAATATTTCATTAAATTTAACTAAATCATCTACCTTTAATCGTTTCATTATTGTTACATCGGCATTAACAATCTCTTGTAAAATATCAATCTTATCTACGCTGTCAGCAACTGCAATTTGAACATTTAGTTCATTTAAAAATTGATCGTCAGTTAAAACTTCTTTGCTAGTATAAGTTTGAACAAGTCGTGCATATTGAGCTGAATTAATTGATCCTTTATTTTTAAGATCATAAATAAAATCTAAATCTGGTCGTGCTTCAATTGCTTCTTTGTCATTAGGATTTTTATTAGCATTATTAATACGAGTTGAAAGTTCGGCAAAATAAGTATTTTGCGACTCTGTTGTTGCACGAGTTTCAAATTTTTCTCGATCAAGTTTTTTAGTGGACTCTGATACTAATCTTGCTTTTGCATTTTCTAAAATTAAATTAGCTCTTTTTTCTCCAAAAGTATTTGCAATAGTTTCAGCATTATTAATTGTAAGTAATGGATCTAGCTTAGTATTATTTTCAACAATAAATCTTAAAGATTGTAAATTTTTATCTTTAACAATTTTATCGTATTCCTTTGCATCATAAATATTTTTAAATGCTGGATCGTTAATAGCTTTATTAAATTCAACATCACCTAATGCAGCTTCATAAGGATTAGTAACGGTTGATCGTTTTATATTTAATTGTGTTAAATAATTTTCATTTGTTACTTCAGTTTTTTTAATACTGTTTTCTGTAATCTTTGATGAAAGTTTTGGTAGTAATTCTATTTGTTGTTTAACAAGCCAAGTATTAATTTTATCTTTGGCATTACGACTAATGTCTGGATATTGAGATAAAAAATCTTTTTCTTTAATTGTATCTCTAAATATTTGTGCACCTTTTAATACGTTTGTTTCATTAGATGCTGCAGAATAGATTGTTGAAAGCTCTGGAGATATTTTAGTTATAATATCTAAGTAAGTGCTGTTATCTTCTTTATCTTTTTGATCTTCGTAAATCTTAACTAATTGTTTTCCAATATTACCAATTCCTGTTCCTTGCTCAGTTGCAAGTGACAAAGGTAAAGTTAAAGATGATGACTGCGGAACCTTTAATCCTTCAGGCTGCGTGATTACTTCTGAAATTTTAAGAATAGCCATAATTAAGGTTATGTTGTTTTTGTTGAATATTTGTCGTAAGCACCGTAAGCCATATTAGCATCGCTTAATAAGCTACCAACGGCTGCAATATATTGATTTCGTGCTGTAAGATTAGCTTTATACAATTCACCTTCTCCTTGTGAACGCAGCATGATCGCTTCGTTTTGTATATTTTCACTTTCAGTAATTGCATTAAATTCTGCTGTTGCAATATTAAAGGCATCAATATTTTTGTTTTCTAAACCAACTAAATAAGGAGTAGTGCCAGGTCTAAATTCTGCACCTGATTTAAAAACATTAACTAAAAATTGTGAATATTGAGTTTCTTGTTTTCTAACAACTTGTGGTCTTGTAACTGCATTAAATATTTGTCGTCTTTGTTCTTTTTGTTTTTCTTTAAGTGCTGCTTGTTGTTGATAAACTTTATTATTATAATTACCAATTGCCTTTGCGCTTTCAGCTGCTGCGATATTTCCTAAAAAACTCATATTTTATATATTTTAGCCATGCGGTAGTAGTTAGTTTTATCTGGTCCGTATTGCACCATTACTCCTTCTTCTTGAAGTCCAAGCCATTTTGCAAAACGTATTCCAAGTTTAAAATCTTCTTTTACTGCTGTCTGTAATCTCCAAATTTTATTGTTAATACAAAGCATATCCATTCTATGTTTAACAAGAATGGCAGCTCTAATTTTATGTTTAAATATTTCTTTACTTGATAATACCCAGCCTTCAGCACAGCCTTGCCAAAGCGGATAAATTCCACCTGAAACAATTGGCTGCTCATTAGCTAGTAAAGTAAATGATAGTCCTGGTGCAGCAATATCAATTCTGTTTTCGTAATTTTCTGCATCCTGATCCATTAATGGATCATTCATTCCATAATTTATAATTTCCGTTCCATGTGTAGAACGATACGGAATAACTTTATAATTAACCATCCGATGTAACAACCGTTGGATAAATTGCAAGAACCGAACAAGGTAATGCTTGTTCTTGTTTTACAAAAATAAATCCATCGGTATTGTAATCATCTCTAAATTCTATTTCTTTATCACCTGCTAGAAAAGTTGAAACAGGAGTGTCCATTGGATCTGATGAACTTCTAAAAGGTATGGTTTCTAAATTGTTTAAATCTGGTCCAACTCTAACTCCAACGGTTTCAAATAATCTAAGAACAACTTTTGAAATTCTTTTAGTCTTTCCTTGTGAAGTTCCTTCTTCAGCTCCGCCTTCAATTCTCATTGTCTGAAGTACACTTGAATAATTTAAACCAACAGCTGCTTTATTAACATATCGATCTAAAGTTATTGCACCTGATGAAACAGTTTTGTTAGCGTGTGTTGATCCATCCGCCAGGATGCCAACTGATTGAGCTTCAAGATGTGATAATCCTGAAAATGAATTAACAACTTGTTTTACAGTTGCACCTGTTGTGTGTGTTGCTCCAGCGGTACTATTAAATCCTCTTGTGCAGCCTGTTAAAGTATTAGTGGATTTACCTGTATAAGAAATACGTTCGTTTTCAATTAAGATTGTTCCTGTCGCAGTAAATGAACTAGCATCCGTTAATACAATAGAAGTTGCTGAACTTGAAATCGTACCATTTAAAGTAGTAGATGGTCCTGAATAAGTTAAAAAGCTATCTAAGAATTTAAAGTCTGTTGAGTTAGTTTCATCAAAATCAAAATCAGAAAAACATTCAATATATCTTTTAGTAGATCCATTAATTGTGCGTTTTACAATTACCCACAATTCATCTTCATCTAAAGTTCCTGAAATAGATGCAATACTTTCAACAATACCAAATTGATTAGTTCCAAAAGAACCACCTAATTTATGTTTATGCCAAGCAACTACATTCTCAGATCTTTGGTAAGTAAGACCAATTAAAATTCCGTCATCTCGAACAGCCCACAAAATACTTGAAGGCTCTTGCTGATAAGTAAATTCATTTATTCCACTATCAGTTACAGCATCGTTTAAGATTGTTAAGTCTGGTGCCACATAACCGTCAGAATCGAAATTGTACGCTAACTCTCTAAATTTTCTTTTTGCTTTTTGTAAAAAGATAACTGCATTACCAACAGGTAAAGCATCTACATCAGCAGTTCCAAATGAACTTTGTTTTTTAATTGTTAAGTTTGTCGGTGTAACTGCAGCGTCTGTTCCATCTGCTGTGACTGTAAATTCTCCGCCTGTGGTTCCTATAATTAATGTTCTCTGTGCTTTTAAATATCTAACTCTATTTACCTGATTAGAAGCGATTGTATAAATCATCGCATCATCAGCTAAAGTTCCTGTTGCAAAGTTTTCGTAATCGCCAGATTTTGAAAAATAAATTGTTTGTGGTTCTGTATTCGTACCAGCAAAAACTAATCGTTGTTCAAAAAAAGATACGCAAGCAGGATGACCTGAAAAATCAGAGAAGGCTCCAAGTTTCCATTTAGTCGTTGCAATATTTTCTGTGCTATAAACAAAAGCTAAAGTTCTGTGTGTTACAGCTGTGGTTGAGCTGGTTCCTCTAGTGCAACCTGTAAAACTTCTTGTGGCTGCATCTTTGCCTGTGTAAGTAATTAATTCATTATCAATTCTAATTGTACCTGTTGCAGCATAATCATCAATTTTATCTACAACGATTGTTGTATCAGATGCTGAAATTTCTTTTGAAAGTTTAGATGGACTAACTTTCGGTGCCAATGTTTCAAGTATATCTGCTGTGACAACGGTTGTGGAAGTTCGTGCAGTTATTTCTGCATAACCTAGTCCATAACCAATACTAACTAATCTACCAACATCCGTTGTTTGAAAGCCTGTATTATTATTTATTCCTGTTATAGCTGATGCAGTAATAGTTACTGAATTACCTGAGATCGCACTTGAACTTAAAGTAGTTGTTTCAGTATTATCATCTAAAAATGGACCGTAAGTAAAAAGTAATTCTTCTAAAAGCCAATTAGTATGTCCTGTTCTTGATAATTTTCTTACCGCATGATTTGGATGACAAATATATAAAACGTCTGCCGATTGTGCGAATTTTATCTCAAATAATTCTGCTGTTAAATAAGGCGAAGCTATTTCATAAGCAGATCCGCCTGATAAAATTTGACCTTTATCTTTATAAAAACGAATGTACTGATTACCAAATTCTAAAATATAAGTTTGTGTTGTTGAAAACTCAAACGGTATTAATCTTGTTTTATTAGCAGAAGTTTTAACTTCACTAATAAATTGAGTGCCTACTCTTCTAGTAGCTGCTCCTTGTGGATGAACTAAAAAGTTTTCTAAAGTTTTGCAGCCTGTTCTATATTTATCAAAATCAGTTCTGCCATCTAGTTTAGAGCCAAGCTCACCAGATACAAAAGAAGTAAGCGCTAATGTTGTACGAGCCATTTATAGCCTCGCATCTGTGAATTCATTACTTTCAAGTGAGCTAATACTATTTTCTGTTGCATCAATAAATCTTGCTTCTCTTAATCTTTCATCAGCTTGTTCTTGATAATATTTTGCAAGCGTTGCATTGTTGGTAATACCGTAAGCAATATCGGCTGCAAGCTGCGCAGCAAGAGCTTCTTGTAAATAAGTATCGTACTGATTTGGATCGGTAATTAAAGCAACATAAAGAATATAAACAGTTCCTTCGTCAGTTACTAATTTTCTACCTTCAATATTATATTTAATATCAGCTTCAATGCTATCAAGTGCGCCTGTATGTAATTTTAAAACTCTCAAACAGTCTGAAGGCAAAGTATAAGCATAAGCATATTCAACCACAGGAGCCGTTGTATCTTGTGCAAGCTGAACTCTTTTTAATAAACAGTTCCAAGGATGTGATCTAAATATTCTATTTCTTATTGGCTCATATCTTTGATTACAAATTCTTGCATTCTTACTATCATCGGTAAGAGCTGTTATTGTAGATGCGCCAAGTAAATTTAATGCTGAGTTAACTATTTCTACTACACTTGCCATAATTTTTTTTCCTTACAATAATTTTTAATTGTTGTTCCTGGTCTAGTAATTTTTAAATTAATTCTTTGTGCTGCTCGTTCGCAGTCTTGTAAATTTTTAAATTGTGTTTGATGATTTACATTCAAACATTCTGTTAATAATGGTGAACAGATTACGCTCACCAGCGTATAAAATTGAAACATAATTTTTTGATTGTCGGAGGAGGCAATTTACGCCTCCCCCATTTTGACTATGAATTAGTCAACAACGTATCTTACTGTTAAGTAGATAGTTCCAGTTGCCGCTGCACCAGCAAGTGTTGCTGTGATCGGTAATCCGTCTTTATTTGCATCAACAACTGCTCCAGAACCTTTGCTTATTACTGCAAAGCAGTCTGTTCTAGCTTCTGATGATGTTGAAGTTGCTGCTAAATAAGATGTAGCTGAAGCAGCGACTGCTGTTCCTGCTGCATTTACATAAGCCGCATTTCCAATTGATAATGTAGTTGAAGTTCCTAAAGCATCATTAGCTAAGTAACCGTCAATAATTCTTGCACCGTTTGGTAGGTTAAAGAACTGAATAACGTCAGCGATTTGAAGTGAGCTTGCTTCGTATTCTGCGAAAGCAATTCTTACTTTGCCGCTTTGTTCATTAGTTTTAATGTTTTCTGAAGGAACATTCTGACTCCATTTAGTTTTTTGAACTGAATATACTGTTGCCATATTTTATTCCTCCTATGCTTCGTAACATTCGATTGATACAACTTTAGCTTCTTCCATTCTAGTTGCGCCGATGGATTGACATACATAAACTTGTGTTGAGTAACCACGATCTGATCGCTCATCAATTCTAGTCATAATGTCTTGTCCAACTGCCATAAGAATTGCGTCTTGTGTGTACACAAG